GTTATAATTGTTTGTCACTTTAGTTAGTAGCATAAGGTAGATAAGTCGAGTATGGCAGGTAAGCGAAAGTTTTAACCACGAATATCTATCTTATGGTGCTAATTAAAAAATAACAAAAAATTAACAAGAAAAGAGGTGAAAACCTCCATCAATTGATAAAAGAGATGTTGTTAATCTTTGTTGTTCTATTCTCTATCTTATCCTATAGCACCTATTAGTAGATTTAAAAATCGTGGGGAATAAGGTTTCGATGCTAGGAACAAGTTATCTACCTCAATGAGTGTGCAAAGTACAAGTACATAAAACCTTAATCTACTATTATTTTGGTAATATCGTTTAGTGCTACTATTTAGTAGCATTCTATGAATGTCTATATATAAGTTTCTAATCACTTTCTTATCAATCGTAGATATTCATAGAATGGTGCTAATTAGTATTCCTTAATTACTATTTGGAAGGGAGGATATGCCCTCAATTTCTATGATTAGCACTTATATCGCCCATATGGTGAAGTAGTATCACATTAGGTTCATACCCTAAAGTCGCAGTGCAAATCTGATATGGGCAACCATGCACCAATAGTTTAAAGGTAGAACGATAGACTCCAAATCTATTGGTTAGGGTTCGATTCCTTATTGGTGTGCCATTAAGTGATAAATAATTTTATACCAACCCTATAGTATTCTTGAATTATGTTTATCACTATAAACTAGCAATTTTGCTAGTTTTTTCTTTGCATAAAAAAAGCACCATAATGGTGCTATTTGAATTGTACTCCTGTCGAATCTTCTACACATACATAGCAAGTTTTAAGTTTACCCCAAATATTACCTTTATTATCTTTTCTAAATTCAGTAAATGTGAATGGTACACCAATTCTAGTTTTTGCATAACCATTTTTATCTGCATAATACTTATCTTTGTTTATAGTAATATTTGCATACTTAACTTTGTTAGTTGCTACTTTTGGTGTATTTCTTACATACTTATTTTTTAAACTTGTATATGTCTTTCCAACTTCCCACATTGGTAAATCACTTTTAATGTATGGTGTAGGGTCTATTCTTGTGCCATTCTTAATAACTTCAAAATGTAGATGTCTGCCACCACTTTTGCCACAATAACCTGTGTTTCCCATAACTGCTATTACTTGACCTTTTTTTACTTTATCTCCAACATTTACATTTATAGTTCCATATCTTAAATGTGCATATCTTGTTTTGTATTTTTCATTATGTTTTATAAGTACATAGTTACCATAAGAATGTCCTGTTTTATCAGTTTTGTTATAAGTCTTTACAACTTTTTCTACAATACCATCACTATGTGCTATTACTTTATTATCTTCTTCTTTTGAATGCCAACCAATATCTACACCATTGTGTATTCCTTTTTTGTATGGTTGTGTTATTCCATTGTTTCCACTTGTTATTCTACTCATAATATCTCCTTATTGCCCCTTTAAATCAATTCTAAAGAGTTTTTTGTAGTTTCTTTATATCTTTATCAACTTGTGCCAATTCTTGTTCTAAATCTTGTTTTAATGCCTTTAGGAACTCTAATTCATTATCAGTAAAGTAATTCTTTTCAAATATTGCATTGAAATATTGTTCCCAAGTGGTATTGACTAGGAATTTTGTACCCCTAGTCTTATCATATTTTCCACTTGGTTTTGCATATTGATAATTAATCTTTTGTATATTCATAATTACTTTTCATCAACTTCAGGAAGTCCTGTTGCTATTGAATTTAATATACTCAATATTCCTGCTAGTATTGAAGCCGAAATAACCATTAACCAATCTACTTCACTTAATATTGCACTTGTTCCTATTGTTGCTATTGCAGTTTGGCACATTGTTCTAATTGCTCTTATTAAAGCACATTTAATAAATTGTTTTGTCATAATTTCCTCCTATTTCCACTTTCCTATTGCTATATAATCAACATCAACATTTGTAAATGTTCCACTTTTTTCACTAGAAATAAAATAACTAAATGTTGTTGTTGTTATAGAATGGGTATTAAAATAAATTAAATCTCCATCAACATTTACATTTCCATTAACAATTGGTCTCCCTATAAATGTTTGTGGGAATGATATATTATCGTTATACCACTTCATAACTGATTGATATGTATTTGAAATAGAAACCGAATTATAATGCTTTGTTCCATAGCAAATCATAGTTCCATCAATATATTTTATGTATTTCCCATTAGCATTACTACCACTTTCAATTATTCCATTTACATAATTACAACTATATACATCAGTTTCACTTGTGCTATGTTCATTTACTACTTCACTTGTGTTTACTGCACTAGGGTGTGCTTTGATTATGTAGTTTACTACTATGTATGGTTGTAAGTTTCCACTATCTCCTGTACCATCATAATCAATTGTATAAAATTTTGAAGCATTGTTTGTTACTGCATCAATATTTACTACCCAATTAGAACCACCACCTGATTGTCCGTCTGAACTAATTGCAGTTCCTGTAATTTTTACTCTACCTCCATGATTATGTCTTTGTAAATATTTACTACCACCTGTTTTGCCTAATGCATTAAATTCAGTTTGTGATGTGTCTAACATTACTAATATTTTGCCTTTTATGTTTGGTATTCCAAATGTAGTTGAACCATCTCCTTGACCATAAGTTGTTCCTATTACATTAAATAAATCATTATTTGCAGTTCTTGAAACATTTGAACCATCACACATTAAGTATCCTTCAGGTGCAGTGCTACCTGCAAATGCTAGTATTGAACCTACAGGTATGCTTTCTCCACCTGCACCACTACTACCTACACCAACAAGTGTTGTTCCATTGTATGTGTAGATTGCCTTTTCACTAAATACTACATAGAATACTCCACTTTCTGCATCATATCCTTCAGTATCCCAAGTATCAGTATCAGTTGCATCATAGATTTTATTTGTAGTTGTATTAAAATATTTATCCCCTACACTACATTCACTTGGTGCAGTATCTACTACTGCTAATAGTACAACTCCATATGCTTTTTCTATACCATCTTCAATATGGTTCATATTTGTTGCATCTAAATCAGTAACATTATTTTGCCAAATTGTTCTTTGATATGCCATGTTCATCACTCCTTTCAAACTTTTCAAGTCTAGTGTTTGCATATCCTTTTTGAATTGCTTTTATCTCATAATCAAATTCAAGATTTGGTTCTCCTTTAACTATGAAATAATTTTTATATTTTTCTATCCATATATCGCCTTTGCCTAATTTTTGTACGAACACTTTATATGTATCTTCTTCAATAGTTTGTGCAAATTGTTTATCAATAGTGATTTTACATTCACCTTTCTCATCAAGTTTACCACTACCTATATCTGCAAAGTATGGTGTAGTTGTTTCATAAGCATTTAATTTTACATATCCATCTTTTGTTTCTACTATTCTATTTTTTTCTCCTGTAACTACTAGGTTTCCATCTATAGTAAATGTATCTCTAAAAAATTCTATACCATAAAATTGTTCGATTTGTTGTGTTCCCCAATTTACATTATTTCGAAGATTAAAGTATCCCGGTTGAATAAATAAAGTTCCTTTTGGAAATGTTTCTCCTTCTTTTGCAGGTCCATTCATTACAATTTCATCTGCCATTATAGAAGTAAGGTATCTATCACTTGTTTCTAACGAACCACTTACTAAATCCATTTGTATATTTTGACCTGCTATATACCCTCCAAGTCTGCATCCGATTGCTTCCATGACACCATTAGTATCAATCTTAAAGTTACCATTAGCACTAACAACACCATTAAGATTGATTTTATTTGCTTCAATTGAGATTTGCTCGGCACTTTGATTGATTTTTGAAATAATTTCATCATTATCTACCTTCTTTGCTACTTCTAAATTTATCTCTTGTGCAGTTTGTTCAATTTTACTATTCATTTCTAGTTTTGTTGCAAATGTTTCAGTATAATCATTTTTTATCATTGCTTTTAAATATATGTATGCACTTGGATAATCATTGTATGTAATTGTTAATGTACCTTCATCTATTATTATATCTTGATATTCAAATTCTTCAATAATAGGTGTGTCTAACATTACTTTAACACCATTTTGGAATCCTACTCTATGGATTACATACATTCTTTCTTCTAATCCATCTAATACAAATTCATCGTATGTTTCACTATCATAGAAGAATAAATTTCTTGGAAGTTTAAGTTCTGATTCTTCTTCTTGTATAAATTTTAAACCACGATGACCAACTTTATTCCCTATTCTAACTTTCAAATGTGGAGATGCTACATTTCTAATAATATCTATATTATTTGTAGGATGAACTTTTATCATTGCTATTTTTGTATTAGCAAGTTCAGTTAATGTTACACTTCCATATCCACTTCCTTCAGTTGTTATTGTAGGTATATTTTGTACTTGTGCAATTAAACCATCAACATCTTGTGTTAATGAAGTTTGTTTATCACTTCTATCACCTACATATGAAATCAATGTACTTATTTCTTGGTTATGTTTATCTACTACAATTCTTGTTTGATTTATCTTCCTATCTTCTTTATCTGCTTTCTTATAGTCAGTTTCAGATTCTTCCAATCTATCAGTAAAAATTGTTTCGTTTAATCCTTGTGTAACTTCTATTGAATCATTGAACATTATGCAAGAATATGTATTTTCTCCAATTTGAATATTATATCTATCACATATATCGTAATATGTAATTCCTGTACTTGTAAAGTCATTTAGGTAATATTCTAGTCCATCTAATTCTTCTAATATATCAGGTAGATATGTATTTCTATCTTGACCATTCATGATTTGATTATCGTTAATCATAATTTCACATAAACCATTTTCTTCTACACTTTCATAGTCTTTAAGATAGATTTTATCACTTTCTGCTCTTGCTAATACTATTGAATTTACAGGTCCGTACTTTTCTCCAAAACTTACATTCACATCTCTTAAGTATTCTTCATCAATAGTATCGTTTGTATCATTGATATATCTTATTTCTAATTCATCATCATTTATGCAAATTGTACTAGCAGTTACTTGTGCCAACTCATCTAATACATCTCTATATGTATATCCAATTGATTCTCCATCTGCATTTAGATATAACTCATGTTGTATTTCTTTATCATAGTTAGCAAATGTATCACTTGCATTTGCAAATGTTAATCCTAATTTAGTACATATTGCATTTATATAATTTCTAATAGTTATAGGATATGTAATTCCTAAATCTTCATAGTCTTTCATTGCATATAGCATTTTGTCATATGCTATTATGTAATAACTATTTGTATCTTCATGTTTTTCGCTTGAATAAACAATATAATTACCAAAATCAATATATTCATACTCATTGCCTACTAAACACCCAAATTGATAGTTTATTTCAGTTTCTAATGGTATTTCTACATTGCTATCTATTTCTAATCTTTTCATAGCAGATTTTAATATGCTACTTTCAAATGATGGAGTTATAGAGTTAAGGTCATCTTCCCCTAACTCTACATTACCATATGTTATTTTGCTTGTAATTTGTCTACCAAATTCTTTTATTTCGTATTTATAATTACTTGAATGTGTTTTCATTTTACACCCTCTTTTTTACACTAATAAATGAACAACTAAATCCTTCATTTTTTCTACTACCACTTATAATTTCTTTATTTATAATTTCATAATCTCCACTATAAGTTTGCATTGTAACATTTTGTTTTTTCTTTGGGTCATAGTATGTAAGATTTTGTCTTGTGCTATCTAATATAGGAACAAGTAATTCTAGTTCATCTTTAGTAAGTTTTCTAAATTGTAGCATTAGTTTTGGAAAGATTCCTACAAGAGTTCCTGTTTGAGTTCCTGCAAGATTTCTTCCACTATCTTGTGACCATAATTTGTAATATCCATATTTTGCTTCTACAAGATATTGCCCCATAGATACTCCATTTATTATTATACTATCTTTATTTATGAACATAACTTCCTCCTATCTATCTATTGAATGCGAAGTTATCGCTTAATTCAATTTTTTTCATTTCTCTAGCAACTTGTCTATTTCCTACATATACAGGAATTGTTGCATTTAAACTAATGTATTTACCTATTGCTTCTCCAAGCATACTCATTTGTTGTGAATCAGTAAGTGGAATTACACCTTCACGAGATACCTCCCCACCTACTACATTTCCAATTGGTACACCTTTGCCAGGTAGGTTTATAATTCCACCTTTTGCAAGTTGAATCTTTGGAATTGTTTTTAAATTGAATCCCCATCTATTACCACCAATGCCAGGAACCCAATTAGGTACATCAAATTTAATTTTATTTACACCCTTTATAAGTTGGTTTATTCCTTCTATAAGAGCATTTATTGGTGCTAGTAGTATTTGTTTTAATCCACCAAATACTGATTCTATACCACCTTTAAAATCACCTTTAAAGAACTTTACAATGCCTTCACCCATTTGTCTAAATCCACCAAACACTTCTGAAAACAATGTTTTGAAATAAGTTAGTGGAGATTTTAAGCGTGTTATTATTGAATCAATTACACTTCCAAAGAAATCAACTATAGGTTTTAATACATTTATCCATATCCATGAAACTATTGGTGATAATGTTTCATATAAACCTAGAACTATTAGTTTAATTCCATCCCATATAAATTTGCCTACATTATAAAGTATTTCTATTATTCCTGTTCCTAATTTTACAAATCCATCTTTGACTTTTGGTAAATCCCCTGTCATTATTCCCCAAATAATATCAAATACTCCACTAAATGCAGTTCCTATACCATTTATTGCTCCTTGAATATCATCTGTTGCTTCATGCCAATATTGAACTAATCTCTTACTTGCACCTGCATCTAACATAGTTTTTTCTATGTCATTTTGTATTTCATCAAATGTTGTATTGAACCCTATTTTTACTTTATTTAAAAATGTTTGGATTCCACTATATGCCTTGTCAAAATCAAAATTTTCTACTGAACTAGCAAAGTCAAAACTTGGATTTGGAGCACTTTCACTTTGTTTATTTAATGTGCTCATCTCATCAAATTTTGCCATTGTTTTTTGTAAAGCATTTGCATTTGCTTTTGCCTTTTCTAAATGTTTATTAGCATCTTTAAAGATGTTATATCCTGTCCATTTATAAATTAAAGCACCTACAAACACTAATATTTGTTTTGCCCATTCTACTATTCGCCTTACTATTGGTTCTATAGTATAAGCAAGTGCATTTTTAATGTAATCTATATCTGCTTTTAATTGTGGGTCATCTTGTGCTATTGTGCTCATTGAACTTCTTATGAAATTGAACATCGTTCTAATTCCAAATATTGCCAATCCCCATTTAATCGCTTTTTTAACAATTCCTGCCAACCCTTTATTAATATCACCTATTCCTTCTTTTATATCTTCTAGGTGGTATCTTTGTTTTAATTCTTCATTTATTTCTTTTTGTTGTTGTAATGTATCTTCTTGATTTTGTTTATTTAATTTTAATTTGTTGTTTATATCATCTATTTGTTTTTCTTGCTTTTCGTATTCTGCAGTTATGTCTTGTGATTCTGATAATAGTTGAGATTGTTCATCTTTTAGTTCTTCTAGTTTTCCATATAATTGTGTTTGTGTTTGTGCAAGTTGTGTATCTTCTACACTACCAAATTCTAATGATTTTCTTTGTTCAAATACATCATTAAGTTGTCTATTTATCTCTACTATATCATCATTGACACCTTTTAAAGCATCATCATAATCTTTTTTTAGATTCTTTGCTTGTTCTGAATCAGTTTCTATTTCCATTTTTGCTTTCAATAGTTCTGATTCTTCTTTTTGAAATTTCTCTAAATCCTTTTCAACATCTCTTAATTGTTTTTCTAATTGCTTTGTATCTAAAGCAGTACCTAAAACAATTTTTCCATCTTCCATAAATACTCCTTTCTATAATCTTGCTAACTCATTGAACATTCTCATACTTTCTTCTTGTTCTTTAGTAAGATTATTTTCTTTTTTGTATTTTTTCAAAGCAACACTATCTTTTGCTTTTTGTATCTTTTCTCTTTCTTTTGTATCTTGTATTATTGATAAATCAAAATTTCTTAAATTTCTAATTCTATTTAATACACAACAATTACCTAATTCACTATTAGAAAGACCATTAAGCAAGTTATAAAACTTTTTCCATTCCATATCACTATTTTCTAAATCTATTTGATAATCACTCATGAAACTTGCTTCAATGTAGTCCATATCTTCTATATAGTCCATATCAGGTTCTTCATCTTTTATTGGTTCTTTTCCACAAGATAAATAGTTTAATATCCATTTTAGTAGTTTTTCATAATGTTGAGGATTGTCTAAACCTTCTGCTCCAAACATTGTGCATATAATAGCAAGTGGTCTTTCAAAGTCATTTATGTTAGAATCATTTGCTATTCTATTACATTCTATGGCAGTTCTAAAATCTACTCTAGCATTATATATAGTATCACCTATTTGTATTTTCTTTATTGGTTTCATTCTACTACTTCAATTTCTTCTTTCTCTAATGGAGTTCCATATATTCTTTTGATTTTATCAGTAATTCTTTCCATAGATTTATCTAAATGTGGTGCAATTTGTTCTTTTACAATATTGTCTATTTCATTTAATGTAGTCCAACAAAATTTTCTTCCATTTAATAATTTTTCCACACCATTTTCACCTAAAAACATATTTAACACTTTTATTTCTTCTTTAAAGAAATTGTTAATTGTTCTTAAGGCATCTTCTTCATTTTTTGATAAGTATTTCTTGCCTTTTACATCTTGTCTTTTTTCAATTATATGTAATTCATTTCTTAATTTGCTACGAAGTTTTTTATCTTGTTCTATTAAATCTTGGTATCTTAATAGCAATTCAGTATCTTCCAAATTGAATGTTAAAGATTCTCCTGTTTCGTTTCCTTCATTATCATATATATTTAATTTTAGTGTTTCATCTTTATTTAACTTTATAACATTGTCCATCATATTATAATCTCCTCTTTTCTAATATTTAAAAAAGGATTAGAGGATAAGTTCCTCTAACCCTCATAGGTTCTATAAACTTGCAGTTGGAGTGAATACAGGTACTCCATTTGTAAATGTAACTTCACCTTCTACTGCATCACCATTATAGTGAATGTCATATTCAATAATTGCATCTTCATCCATGTATTTAGTAATAGCAATTAAGCAATCACTTAATTTAGCAGGGAATGTGCCATTGCTACCATCCCATCTATCTATATCTAATACATGAGAAGTGTAATTTAATTTGTCTAAACCTTTGTGAACAAATTCGAATACACCATCACCTTTGTATGCTTTTTGTGATACTGAACCTTGTTTTTGATTTGACTTGTGGTCATTTCTTGCATTATCTTCGATAATCCATTTTTCAGTATCTACTTGTGGGTTATAGTCAATACCATAATTTGTGATACCTACACCTAAAATTGCAAATGTAGGATTAGATGCTTCAGGTGTTATATCAAGGAATGTAACGAATTGACTTCTATCAATCTTTTCAATTCCACTTGGTACATAATTTGCCATTTAGATATCCTCCTTTATAAACTTATAATATTATCATCCTCATTAGAACGATATGTAATTTGTATTTGTATATCAAATTCTGATTGTGTTCCATCATTTGATGTCATTGTTGCACAATTCAAGCATTCGATACTTTCTATTCCATTTATATTAGGCAATATGCCTTTTGTATTATTATCTTTGATTAAGTATTCAAATTGTTCAAAGAATCCAACATTTTTTAGATTTAGTATTGTATCTTGTGAATAAGATTTTCTACTTCTAAATGAATATACATCACGATTCAATGTATCACCTGTTATCCATTTTTCAACTTCACTTGATGTAGGAATTTTATCTAGCGAATAATCATCTATTTGATTACTCAACATATTAGCATTTATTTGATATGTTCGATTTGTAGTAAGAGTATTTATTATTTCAAACAAGTATTCTCTTAATTTTGATATTCTTAAATCTTCTATGTTCATCTTCTACCTCCAACATAATTTTGTACTTCCCTTATTACATCTTCTCCTTCTGCACTCCACATTTGTTTATCCCAATATGGTCCTGTGCCAGGAGTAGTATAATTCTTTACTTTATGACTGCCATCATCTCTCATACCATAATATTGATATCTAGCATATGGCATTTCATATGTTATTGAACTAGGTTCTATAGTAACTATTGTTCTTAAGTTTCCATCATCCATTGGTACATATTTATCTATGTATCTATAACAAGTGTTAGTAAAGAAAGTTTGTACTCTACCATTAGGTTCTAACCCTAATCTTTTTACTATTTGTTTTGTTGGCATCATTATTCTAGTAGGCATTATTTACCTCCTAAATGGATGTGTTGATTTATACCAAAATTATTATTATTAATGCTTTTAACATAATATACGATATAGTTTTTTAAATCTTCTTGAGTATTAATGTCATCAGTTAATTCACCTTGAACTATCATATCACCTATTGCGAAATTATTTATATCTAGTTCCTCATTTTCATCATATGGGATTCTTACATCTACATCATTTGCATCTGCATATCCTTTATTTAACCCTGCACCTCTACCACCAAAGAACCATGCTTTATCGTAATTAAATCTTTTCCATTTTTCAAAGTGAGTTGCTAAATCTAATCCATCTTTGTGAAAGATTGTTACTTTTGAATTAGTTATCATTTGACTCCTATGTATAGAATATGTTCACCTTCATAAATAGTTCCTAATAGATAAGTTCTAATCAAATCTTGGATTTCATCCTTTTTAGATTTGATTATTTCTCCTATTCTATCAACACTTAAATATGTAATTGAATATCCATCTATACTTTCATTGGCAACATTTTTAGATTCAGTATCATCAATTGTTTTTGAATACTCTTGAATCTTATTTATTAGTTTAAATTCACAAAGTTTTACATTTTGTGGGATGTTTGTTTTTCCAACTAATCTAAATTGTGTTGGTTCATCAATTTGTTTTCTTGCTTCAAATTCTAATAGATTAAAAGGCATTCCGCCAATTGCAGAACCACCTAACTCTTGATATTCTGCATAGGTTAAGTATTGTCCTTCAAATGTCATGAAATGCCTCCTTTACTATAAACTTACTGATTCAGGTGATACACTTGCAAATGGGAATCTAGTTTCAGATTCATTTTCTGCATTGATTGGGTTAGGAATTTCCCATCCTAATCTCATTGTTACACGAAGTGCTACCATGTCATCTTGTGCTAGGTTATATAAGATTTCTCCTGTTTGTGGGTCTTGAATAACTGCTTCAGTTAATACTTTATAAGTAATATCTTGTCTGATTGAATATACTGCTTGGTTAAAGTCACCAACAATTAATGTAGATAAGTCTTTATCCCAAGTACCATTATCAACAAAAGTTCTCTTTAATGAACCAATTTCAGTTGTATTTAATGGTTGTCCTGTAGTATCTGTCATCATTCTGAATTTACCTTTAAGTCCAACACCACCAACTAAACCATTTACATCATATCCTGATTCTTCAACTTTAGTCATAGCATCGTTGATGTCTGAATATAATTTTCCTGTGTCATTTACTTTTGCACCAACTTCAACGATTGATGGGATTAAACCTTTTCTCCATTCAGTTGGTTTGCCAATACCATTAATCATGGCATCATCAATTTTTCTACCAAATGCTTCAACTAATCTTGGTTTTACTTGTGCCCAAATATCAACATCTGCATCATCTAAATCGTTTTCCTTAATAGGAACAATAACTGCAATTTCACAAGCAGTGATGTATTTGTTTGCCCATGCCATTTTAGTAAGATTCTTTCTACCATTATTAGTAGTTTCATCTACGAAATAAGCAATTGGTAAACTATCTAAAATTCTTAATTTTGTTTTATCACTTGTCATGTTTGGTAATCTTTTGAAAAGTGATAATGCTTTTGATTCTCTAACTACACCTTCAAAAATCTCTTTTGCAACTTGTGTTTCAATTAGAGCATCAACATCAGTTCTTCCAATTTTTGTCATAATCTTTTCTCCTTCTCTTTTTTATTCATTAATTTCACCACGAAGAATATTATTCATAATATCATTTGTAGTGATAGGTTTTGATTCTCCACCATTTAAAGTAGGTGCAGATTGTGTTGTCTTAATGACCGTTTCTCCAAAATATTGTGGATTCTCTTTTTTATAATCATTAAGAGCAGTTTCGAAGTCTACATCATCATTTACCATTGATTGAACTTCGCTTGTTACAAACTTGCTAAATTCTTTTTTGACATTACTATCACTCATTTTGATTTGTGCCTTTAAAGAATTATTTTCGTTTGTAAGTGATTCGTAATTTTTAAGTTTCTCATTATCTGATTCTACTTGACTTGATAAATCATCAATAGTTTTCGAAAAATAAGCATTTGTATCCTTAAGTTCTTCATTTTCTTCCTTAAGTTTTGTTAAATGTTTACCATGCTCTGCCATGATGCTATCAATTGTTTCCTCATCTAACTCTAGTCCTCTTAAAAATTCTCTCATATAAATTCTTCCTCCTTCATTTTTTTATCGCAGGTTATGTCCTTCGTTGAAAGAAAATTTATAGTTGTGGGTTATCGTACTCACTAACGATAAAGCACTTTCGTACTTTAATAATATTATACACAAAAAGAAAAAAAGTGCAATATGCACTTTTATCCTTTGTATTTTTGTTTAAATGAAGTTAATGAGATATCTGAATTAGGATGTGATTTTCTATATCTTTGCCATGCTTTGAACATCTTGTTTTCTTCTACTGCATTCTTAATAGATTTACCAAATCCACTTTCATTAAGTTCTTTTCTTAATTCTTCTCTAGCATCTCTTGTCTTTGCTTTGTTTTCATCACTCATTCTTGCCATTGCTCTTTTAATTACATTACTTCTTTCACTATATATTGGTTTTTTAGATGCTACTACTTCATCATCATAATTTTTACTAATTTGATTTAATTGTTTGAAGTTATCATCATGTAGATTAAAGATTCTCTTGTATGCTTCTTTCTTTGAAATCTTTCCTGATTTTGCATCATCACTTATTTTCTTTTGTTTACTATCAACTTTGTTATCATTCCATAATTTATCTGCTTTTGCATTAAATTCATTTCTTTGTTTAACAAAATCTTCAGTTTTCATATTACCAATTTTGCCAGGTGTATTGTAATCATATTTAGCATTTAATCTTCTTTGTGATTCTTTCTTGTTATCATCATCAAAAGCATCTATGTTTCTATCTGCTTTAGTTTTACCTGCTTTTTCTCTTATAGATTCATTCATTGATTTGCTAGATGATTTACTTTTTCCTTCTTTTAATTCATATTCAGGTAATTTTTTCCAACCATATGATTTTTGTAATGACTTATCAATTTCTTGAATTTCTTTTAATTGTCTTTCTGCCATTTCCTTTGTTGGTGAACTTACCATAACCATTCCATTATCTTTATTAGTTATTTCATATCTAGGCAAGTTTCTAGTGTGCATTTCTTCATTTAGTCTTTGCATTCCTGTTTCATATTGTTGTTTATTAGCAGTATTGAATATTTTATTCATTCTACCATTTCTTGTTCTTTGGTCACCTAATTTATCGTTTACTGCTTTATTATATAATTCACTTTGTTTATTTAATGCTTGTGTAAGTTCTTCATTACTTAATGTACTTAAATTTGCTTTAGAAAAATCACCTGTGTAATCTATTTTATTTTGATATACAGGTACATCATCTTTATTATAATCACCAAATCCTATGCGTTTTGCACTTGCATATTTTGAACTTTCATTACTTGATTTTTTAAATTCATCATAAATCTTTTGTGCATCTTCATTATTCATTGAATAATTATCTGCTAAATCTCTTACAAAATCTTCATCAGAACCTTTATATCCACTTTTACCACTTAAATATGTTTCAACATCTTCTTTTGCCATATTTTCTGCTTTTGTACTTAATCTATTGCCTTCACTAATTTGTTTGTCATTTAATTTGACTCTATCTTGTGATTCTTTACCTGCATTGATTAAATCAACATTATCAGTTCCATATTTAGATTTAAGTTCATCTCTTGTGTATGAATTTGATAAGTTTTCTTTTTTTGCAATATCATTTATTTCAACTGCATCTTTTGACTTTAACATACTTAAATTTGCTTGATAAGTTTCGCCTGTTCTTAAATTTTTTGTAATTGGTCTATCATATTCATCTTTTGTTAATTCAAATTTATCGCCAACTTTACCTGCAGAACTTTCAATTTTTTGTGTATATGTTATTTTTTCATAATCTCTAGGAATACTATTACTATTTCCTTTTTTTGCATACTTAATGCCATCATTTAATCCTTTTTCTTGCTTTTTATATTCTTCATCGGTATATCTATCTTTTTTTGACTTTAATTGTTCTTTCCTTTGTTCTAAATCTTTAATAACATCTTTATCAGTTTTTGATGTAATCTTACTATCGATATATGAATCAGGTGCTTTTCTTTTAGTGAATTTCTTATCAAACTTTCCACTTTTTTTCATAGCATCACCTAATGATTGTCCTTCTGCTATGAATACTCTACGACCATTGATAGTTACCCATCTTCCATCATCGCCATAATCTTTTGCCATAATATTTCCTCCTCTTTCTCTTGTACTATATCATTTTTTATATAACTTTTCAATTCTTAATTAGGTATTACTTCTAATATTTTTACTGCTATTATTCCTTTTTCATTTGCACCTAACAAATATCTTGCTAGGTCGATGCTACATTCGAATATATCATCTCTATAAATTATGCCTTCTTTTTTTCTCATTCTTGGCACTAAATTTTTAATTTCATAATATCTTGTAAGACTAAAATCTTTTAATGCTTGTACTTTAATCATTTTCTCTATGTGTCTTTCTCCAATAAAGACTTCCTTCTCTATTTGAATTATAAATATATAAAACTCTATCTAAATAAGTTGTTTCTAAATTTTGAACTTCATTTTGAAAATCTACATCTTCTTCTCCCCACTCTAAATCTTCTCTAAATAGTGGACATTTATCACTTCTATAAATTGCTTTCCACATAGCAGGGTTTGTTGGTCTACATACAACTAAATTTTCACTTAAGTCTAACCAATTAAAGTTGATAACTTCTGTTGGTGTTTCTTCTATTGCCTTTAATAATACATCAATATAATCTGATGTTACCATATCGTCCCCATCACAAAATGCTATGTATTTTCCTCTTGCTTTTCTTATTCCTTCATTTCTAGTTAAAGCAGTTCCTTGATTCTTTTCATGTTCTATTAAATGAATATTATTTGTTGCAAGTTCATCTTTCATATAATGAAATTCTTTGTGACAATAATCATCTATTAATATGATTTCAACTTCATCTTTCATTTGAATTGCTAAACTCATTAATAATTTTCTAGTTAATTCAAATGTTTCATAATAAGGAATAATGATTGTCATTAGTATCTTGTCACCACTGTCTGTCATTGCCATCTAAAATCTCCTTTCTACATTTGTTTACTCTATCTAATAATAATTTGTCTATCTTTTCGTCTTTACCTTTTTCACTTAAGTATAATTGTAATGTATCTGCATAATGTCTTATTGTTGATGTTCCCCAATTTACTTCATCTCTTATTGTGGTAACTGATTTTAAATTTTCTTGATTCCACACATATATTGGTTCTTTCAATAACTCAAAACTATTCATATGTATACATATTCTACAATGTTGGTTTCTATCTTCTTTTAATGTACCTTCGTTATATAAGTTTTCTTGTCTAGTTGCTAGGGTCTTTTTAATAACCTTACCACAACTACCACTCCATCCCTTTAATGCCTCGTATTTGTCTTTATAACTAGGTATAAAGCATTCTTGTGTTTTGCCATTCTTAAAACTTGATAATCCTACGAATAATACATCTGATTTCTTTTGCAATTTTTGATTTATCTTTTCTAATACACTTTCATCTAATAACCAATCATCACTATCTACATAGTATACATAATCTACATCATCAGATAAATGTAAGTATGCTTCATTTCTAGCACCACCATTCAATCGCTTTTGTTTTAGTTCAATTACCTTGTGTGGTGGTTTTAATAACTCTTTAGCAATGCTTACACTATTATCATCACTCATATCATCTACAAATATTATTTCATAGTTTGTATATGTTTGATTCAATATGGATTCTAGGCATTTTCTAATAGTATGTTCGTAATTATAATTTGGAACAATGATTCCATACTTGTAATTCACAAACTCTATCTTGTCATAATCCTTATCATTTATAGTGGTCTTTTTAATGCAATCTACATCATAGTCAGTTAAATTGATTTCTACAAATGGGCAATCTTTATAATACACACAATGTAATTTGGTTTCTAATAACTCATCTAATGATTCATCATCAAATAGATATATATATTCATTCTTGCCTTTTTTAATCTTTTTAATACTATTTTTATCAATTGCGATTTTCATTTTACCACCTAATTCTATTTTACAACAATAAAAAAGAATAGTCTATTGACTATTCTCTCTCTTTTCTAACTCTTTTAGTTTTGCTTTGCATTCTGCTTTTGTTCCACTAAAGATTTCTCTTTTCATATTAAAGGTAAATCCACCTTTGGATGTTGTGCCTTCATTTTCATACACTATCCATATAGTAGTTCCATCCTTCTTATGAAATTCTTTAAGTTCATATTTCATTTTTCTCCTCCTATTAATAGTTATTAAGCAAGTCTATTGAGTTAGACTTGCTTTTATAACTAGATATTCCTTGTTATTGATTACTTGCTTTTCTTCTTTTACATAGTAAGCACGGAACCAATCAGGATTTGTGATATTATCTTTAATGTCTTTCTTTGTATGATAGTTTCTATCATGGTTCACACCATACATAGAATCATCTACATAAAAACCATAGGCATATAAGACAATTACCACATTGTCATCATCACTTAATTCTTTTAAGCGAGATTCAACATACTTTCTTCTTGCCATAATAACCTCCTAATATAAAATTTTCAATGAACATTATACAAAGGGTATTTCTCCCTTTTGTATAGTACTATTATACCACATTTAACATTTACATTCAAATGTAAACCACTTGACACTTTACTTTACACAACCAAATTATAGGGGTTTACAAGCAATTTTTGTCCAAAAACCATGAAAAATTTTTTAAAATTTGTGATTTTTAATTTACTTTACACTACCCCTTCATACTTTACACATTGTTTACAAATTAAAAGTAGGTATCAATGACCTACTTTATCTTCCAACAATACTCTGCGATTCTATCTCTACAATCAAAACTATCATATACTACACCATATTTGGCACATACAATATGTCCATTCATAGTGATTAATAATACATTATCATGATACATCCCAACTACTTCTCCAACTTTTCTAGGTATGTTCTCTATTCTTGGATATCTTTCATCTAGGTAATCTATTATAAATTCCCTATCATCCATCATAGTTCCTTTTAACCTTGCTATATTACTTAAATGTTCGTATGTATCATCCCATGTATTATTTGTTGCTAGTGATATGCTACGAATAGCACAATCATTTTCAAATAGTCCTAAAGCATTGTTATTATAAAATTTATACATTACATCATACTTCTTTGTAATGATTCTCTTAACATTTGTTTTTGTTGTGGAGTATCTGCTTCTTCATGTAGCACTTTAATAAAATCTTCTAATGCTTTTACCATATAGTGAAATGATTTGTCAGTATCTTCTGATGCACCATATCTATTTTTAGATTCTTGGTATCTACCATATTCTCCCATCATTCTATCCATTTGTTCTTCGCCACGATATCTCATATCTCTACCTCTAGCACTATAGTTGCCATAGTTCCCATATGTATCATATCCTGGTGTTCTTCCACCATAGTTGCCATAATTTCCATAATTCATTTGTTTTTCCTCCTTTGCCATATGTTTAACTTTAGATAACACATATAAATTTTCTAGGTTTTGTGATGATATGCCTTTGTCTATTATTTCTTTTATAGATTCACTTGTTTTTTCAATTATTTTATCTTCCAAATTATCCATTTGTTCACTTCCTTTCTTCAAGTAACTTAATGATTCTTTCATTTTGTTCAATTATTTTTTTAAAATACTTTGTATCTTGTGTTTGTAGTTCATTCATTAAATCACTATTGTTATAATCTTGAAATAAGATTTGTAAACTTATTGCTTGTAATAACAATGATAAATTATCTATTCTATTCATTAAGCAATCTTTTCAATGATAATATTTGCATCTTTAATAGTTGGTATTTCAGTTTCTACTGCAGGTGTCACACCACCTATTGCATTTAATGAACCTATTGCTAATGTTGTATTTACTCTAGGACAAACTCTAATAATTTTAGTAAATGAAATGTTGTAATAATCTCCTGCAGTTGCTACTTCTACATCCATTTCAGTTCCTTCTATATCACTTCCTGTGCTACTCTTTAATGCAAGTGCTACACTTCCTGCAGTTTCACTTGTTACATTAGCATTAAATGATATTTTGAATGTTCCACCACCAATGATAGTAAAATCACTGCTACCATTCCTGTATTGTAACCATCCACAACAATTGGCACTTCTACTTCTTATATCTACAAAATCAAAATTTATGTTATCTATATTTGAAGTTAATACTTCAGGTGTTATTTGTAATGCTTGAATCATAATTTTCTCCTTTCTAAAATAAAAGAGATAGAACTATGCCTATCTCTATTTGCAAGTTCTCGTAATCGAGTTAGTAGTAATCTACTTATGCTTAAATAAATGAGTTTCCACTACATCCACATCCGTTGTTTTGTGGGCAAGTGAATATAGGTGTTCTACCATAGACAGGTGTACTAGGTACAGGGCAGTTTGCTAGTCTATTGTATAATTGGTCTACTTCATTTGCAAATCCTTGTGCAATGAATGAGTTTTGTGCAATTTGAGATGCTTGTAAGTCTTTCATTAAAACTTCTCTTTGTAAATCTGCAATCTTTTCATTTTTAGCATCAATTTTGTCATTGCATAATTGGTCTAGGATTCTTTGTGTATTGGCAGTTTGATTTGTAATAATATCTCTACCAACTTCATTAATTAGTTGTCTATCGCTACAATTTTCACTAATAATAGTTGAATTAAGTCCTGCGATGCCTAATCTATTTTCACAACAACAATTTTGGAATTGAGTTCCTAAATTATTGAATGCTTGTAATGTTGAGATTTGGTTATTAAAGTTTTGATTCATGTCTGCTACTTGTCGAGCATTTGCACTAATCTCTGCACTTGAAAAACCATTGTTAATAGATTGAACTATATCAGATGTGCTATTACACATTTGGTTAGATAATCCACTTACACCATCTCTTACACCTTCAATTTGGTTGCTTAAATGTAAAGTATCAAATCCATTGTTTGTGTTATTCATAATGTCTTTTTGACCATTAGATAACCAAGCATAGTCATTGTTACCACCACCAAATCCACCAAATCCATTATTGCCATTGAATAATAGTGCTAGTAAAACTAATGCCCAAATTCCATCTCCACCAAAGAATCCACTATTGTTTCCACAAGTGTTCATTGGATACATTGGATAGAATCCATTTCCATTAGTTGTTGCTAACTCCACTACAGGTTGAATGCCTTGATTTCCATTCATACTTTGTTTCTCCTTTCGTTATTTTTATCTATATCAAACTCATTTTGAGTTGATACTATAATTACTCATCATTTGTTCCCATTGTTCTTTTTGTTGAGGATTAAATGATTGAATTGTATGATTTAAAAATTCGTTAGGATTTTCGTTATTCTTTCTTGCTTGTTGATAACTTTGAAATGCCTTTGGGTTTCGTAATTTGAGTTGTTGCTCTAACTGATTCATCATCATTTGTGGCATTTTTTGTGATAATATCATTTGAATCATATTGTTCATGTTTCATGCTCCTTTTCAATTCTTCTATTTGTAATTGCAAGTATTCTATTTGTAAATCTTTCTCATCCTTTTCAATAATTTCTTGCAATTCATAGGTTTTAATATCTCCTTTAGCATTTTTAATCCATACAACACTCATATCCTTACTAAAATATGGTGTATCACCAACTACCATTTCTCTTTTTACATCCTCAATAGTTTCTGCAAATCTCATTGTTTCTCTATTAGGTGCTAATTGAAATGTTTGATTGATACTTGGTTGTGGTTGTTGGATTTGTGCCTTTATCTTTTCTAATTCATTGATTTGAGCATTTATCCTATCAATATTAGGTTGTTGCATATATGGATTAAACATTGTTATCATCTCCTAAATAAAAAGAAAGAAAGACCTCAATAAACTATGTTTTAAATAATCCATCAAGTTTTCTTCCTTTCTAGGTTAATTGTAGAACAAAAAAAGAACTTGAAAGTGTCAAGTTCTTATAATATTTTTCTTATTTTTTTCTTTAATTTTGCTATCATTCTATCAATTGTTTTAATATCATTGTGAGTTATTTCAGCAATTTGTAACCTACTATAACCTTTTATCCTTAATTCTAACAACTTTGCATATTCCTTATTTAACATACACTCTTTTACAATATATTCATAATCACTTTTTGTGAACTCAAAAAAATCCATTAAATTCCAAAGTGAATATTACTATCTTTAATATCACTTATTTGAGTATATGCTATCTCATTAGTTTCTTCTTTGTTGTTATTGTTAAGCACTATAATTAGATAGCACATTGTGATAAACCACATCACTAACATAATTAGGATTATTATGAATTGTCTTTTATTTTGCCTTTTATAGTCATTAAGCACTTCTCTTGCCATGCTCATTTCTTTCATGTCTTTAACTTCTTTCCTCATGTCTAATACATCTTCTCGTAATCCCATTTTTATCCTTTCCCATGATAAATTTTTATATGTTGCTCCATCGCTTTTTCTACTCTTGCATCTATTTCCTTATCGTAACTATCAAGAATATCTAGCACCTTGTCTAATTTTTTTTCAACTTGTTCAAGTCTATAATCAATTAGTTTTTGGTCGCTTCTATCTTCATCCAACTCCTTTGTATCCTTAACTGCTTTATCTTTTCTATTAATAACAAAGTTTGATACTGAAATAACTGCATTTAAAATAGTGATTGCTAATGCTATAGTTAATTCCATATCCCCTCCAAACTCTTACTACCACCTTGATTATATCATTTGTTTTAAAATAAAAAAAGAACTATTTCACTTTAGTTCTTTTATATCCACTAACCCTCATTCTTTTCATTTTAGTAGGTAATCCACTTACTTGACTTAATTGTTTATACTTTTTAGTTAATTGTGTAATTTTTATTTGTGATTCTTGTATTCCTTCTTTATCTCCACTTGCTAGTGCTATGATTTGATAATCTTTTTGTTTTCTTATCTCTGTTTCTATTCGCCTTTGTAACTGCAAACCTTCATAATTCGAATAGTGTTTACCATCAAATTCAAATCCTTTGTTATTTTTTCTTATTATTTCTTTTAATTCTTCATTTGTGTATTGTGGTTTACTTACACCTAATACAATAGCAAACACATAGTGATAGCAATTATATTGTCCTATGCTTCTTCTATCGTGATTCTCAAAATCAGATGGGAACTCAATTTCATCATATGAAATAGCATCTTGGTCATTTTGAAACTTTTCAAACTCCTCATTGCTAAATTGTTTTCCTTGTACTTCTGCATGGTCAGGTGCAGGATTCAAGTGAACACTTATCTCTACACCATCACTATCAAAATCTTTTCCTACTATTTGTTGTGTTTCATTATGTAGTGTTCTTAAAGCATCTTTCATTTGCATTCTAACTGCACTATCTAGTCTTAAGACTCTACCACTCTCATAATTGGCAGTTTTTATGCCATTTGAGGCAAGTTCTTTGATTGCCTTGTGTAATTCTTGGTCAAATGTAGTTTTGCCTTGTGCTACACTTAAAAATGCCTTATCGAGCACATCATGATAAACCTCTGCTAATGGTGAATAAACAACCTTGCCATCTACCACATTTGCAAATGCCATTGTTTTTGTTAAATTCACAAATTGTTGTGCAGTTTGTTTTGCTAATGCTTCTACTTGTGTTTTTAATGCCACATTCTCATCAAATGGTATAAACTTTTTGTTTCTATACTCATAGAATTGTTGTGAAAACATATAATCATTTCTTGCAACTTCTTCAAATATATCATATATGTCTTTAACATTTAATTTTGTCATTTGTGCTAATGCCTTGACTATTTTGTCATAATCTCCACCATATCTCATTATTTGAATTAATTGTTGTGCTTTAGATGGAGTTAAAGCACCAATCTTGTTGATGCTTTCTCCTATTTGTTGTAATAGATAGATATTTGTTTTTTCTATTCTTCTTAATAATCTTTCTATTACTTTTTCAATAACTTCATCTGATAGCATAGGATTCCCTCCTATTCTTTATCTTCTTTAGGTTTCTTTATTGTTGGGTTACTTTCATTTTTTGTTCCTAGTAAATCATCTATATTAGGATTAGATTCTTCTATTTCTTGAATCTTTTGTTCTGCTATTTCTTTTGTTTCTCCATAAATTTTCATTCTATATTCAACTTTACTCATTAATCCACTATTTACTTCTCTTTGTGCTCTATTTGATTCAGTTTCTTTATCTTCAATAATTGAATCATCAAATTGAATTACCATATCAGTTGTATCAATAGAATAATTGCCATATGTTGAACTAGCATAGCAAATTGCATCTACTAAATCATAAATAGCACTTTCATATCCTATTTCTAGTTTTTTCTTTCTTCTGAACAACTTACTATTTGAACTTACTACTGCAGTTGCAGTTGATAGATTTGTTCCATCAAAGTGATAATGATTCTCACCAAATCCTACTTTATTTCCTAAAATATTTAATTGAGTATTTAATGTTTCAATTTGTGCATTTGTTCTTAATTGGTCACTTTCACTTTGAATTAAATCATCCTTTGTTGCTCCTGTAGGTAGTTGATAAACTGATGTATCATTAGGGTCAAATACCAATCTTTGTTCACCATTGTCATAATTAAATAACTCTGCTCTTACAAATGTTCTTTTTCTACCATCATTGATTTCATTGTTGATTGCATCAAATGTTGTATCTACTGCTTTCATTTGGTCTATAGCATTTGCATAATGTGGGATTCCAAATGGTGAATTATTAAACAAGTTATTTGTTAATAATGGTTTAAATGTTGCAAACCACTTTTTATCACTTTGTGTATTGAAATCTTTTTCAGTATTTGCATCTTCTATTTCCATTAATGAACCATTTGTTTCTTTGAATAGGTGATTCAAGATGTGATAGTTTTTATCTTTTCCAATCTTATGAACTGATAAGATTACATATTTATTACCATTGTTATATCTAACCGACCCAAAGGCACATTCTTTGATTCCTTTATTATCCCAACTTAATGGATAAATGTTATCAATATCTACAACATCAATTCTAGTTTCTGCATCACTTACATCAAGAGTCATTGAATCTTGATTCTCTTTTAAGTTTGCTACACTAACAACTACACCACAAGTTCCTAATGCTCCACTCTTTTCAATTGCTTGATTGATAATAGAATAGATATCTAATTTATCTACTAATTCATCAAATTGTTCTTGATTCTTTTCATCTTTTAATGAAATCTTACATTTTTCACTCCATAGGATATCAGACCAATCTTCTGAAATTTCCTTTGCCATGTTCATTGTTAATCTTTTCTTTTTAATTTTTCTATTACCATTGTAAATAAAGTAATTGTGAAATGACCTAACATTTCCTTGATACCATGAATGCCATTGACCAATATATGTTTCAATATTGGTTTTTACATCTGAATTATAGTTGTATGTCTTTTTCAAAAATTCTTCTAGTTTCATTTGCCTATCTCCTTTATATTTCTTTTTTGTCTATGATTTGAATGTTTTTGCTATCATATACAACATATTCATACCATTCTTTACCATTTGCATTAAGATGTTCAATTCTTGTGCCTTCATATCCTTTATTTTGTAAAAAGTCTGCAATATCATCTTTTTGATAATCATATCCCATTTCTCTTATTTTGATTGGAAATTCTTTTTCTTTTGCATTAAACCATTTTTTTACATTTAGTTTAACTCGATATTGATATGTTGAGTATGCACCATACCCATCACTTATATCTTTATCATCAAAGAAATAATGACCATAACCATATTGCCCACCTAATATTGCTTTTCTAGGCATTTTATTATCAAATTTATTAAAATCGTGATTAGAAGTATGATAGTATATTTTCCCTTTTGAATCTCTTATTTTTTTATTCATATAGTCATTTGTACTTTTGTCTTTAATAAATACACGATGACCACGAATAGTTACCCATTTACCATCTTCACTCATAATTATTTCCCTTTCTATTCTAATTATATCACTTTTTATGTGTAATTCATTATTTGCATAGATAACTTATCATAAAAAGCAAAAAATGAATACTCAACACTATCCAAGTCATCAACAGGTGTTGTTCCATCATCAAGTCTTTCATCTTCGTGTTTCTCATCCCATAATGCTTGTGTATATGCTTCTATTAGGTATTTACACTTTTTTAATATGAATCTTCTCATTTGCCCAAATAATCTGCAATCAAGTTCAATTCTATCTACTATTCTTCCTTTAATACAATCTTGAACATTTAATGGAATTGCGTGTTCTTGAAGGTATTTATTCAATCCATATGTTATGACTTGACCTAATGCTCCATAATCTCCAAAAGCATGAGTTACTTTTCCATATTGTGCTACAACTCTTTTATAGAACTCCACAAACTTTTCATACATTTCTTCAGGAGAATGAACTCCAACCATTCTTTCTTCATCTATAGTCCATACTTCTTTGAATCCATGTGTGATTCCTGTTGCTTTAAATTCAGTTTCACCTTTAGATGCACCATAGTCAATTCCTATTGAAATTATTAAGAAGTTTAATGGATTGCCATATTCATCTACTGCTTTATCTCTAATATACATATCAGGATGGTCTGCAAATTGTCTATATATGATTCCCTCTGCATTCTTCCACATTCCAAGAATCAATCTATCATAATAAATTGTTCCTTCATATTCCTTACATAGATTATCTACAAACTCTTTAGATAAGAATGGATTATCAAAGATAGTGTAATGTTGAACATATACATCTAATCCTTTTTCTTCTACTAAATCCAAGAAGTCCTTCTTTAACCAATGCGATTGATTTTCAGGATTCAATGCACCATCAAAACATGAATAATCCTTGTCTAGCGATGCTTGAATCATTACGAATACATCTTGACACCATTTAGCAACTTCATCGCCATAAGCATATTTAATTGATGTACCTTGTACCTTTGATACTTGATTCGCTTTCTCACAACCTAAACAATAGACTTCTTCTCCAAATATAGTTGCTATATTATTAGAACCAATTGTTCCAACCATATTCCTTCCATAGATTTGTCTTAATGGTTGCAATACATTTCTTTCTATTGTTCCTTTAGATACACCAAAGATACAATATAATCCATCTAGTCCTTTTCTTTCAAAGATTCTTTTTGGGATAGTGTAAAGATTATCCATGTAAGTTTTACCACATCTTCTTGCACCAACTTTGAAATTATATCTATGATGTGCTTCTCTTACCCACTCTTTTTGTTTCTCACTTAATATCATCTATTTGCTTCCTTTTGAATTTCATCTAGCAATTGTTGAACTTTATCAAGTCCATTGTTTATTTCTCTTTGAGATTTTTGAATCTCTAATATCTTTAGTTCTTTATCTATTAGAATGCCATATGCCATTGCTAAATCTTTAATATTAGTAAACATATCAACATTCTCACTTTTCTCCTCTATTGCCTTTAAAAGTTTGTTTATGATGCGATTCTTGGTTGCACTTTTTGACTTTATATATTCTAATGTGTCTTGTGTATTTTCTTCAACTTTTTGTGTTAATTTTCGTTCTATGTCTTTCTCTTTTGCTACAATATTTCTAACCGAATTGACACTAACACCATTTATTCTAGCAGTTTCCCTATAATTTTGATTCTTGATATAATCTGCAACAATCTTTTTTTTCTTCTTGTCTGTCAATCTCTCTGCCAACTATATCATCTCCTTTATGCTAAATAATAAATCACATTTGTTCTTGTATTCATGATTCTCACCATCAATACTTACTATGTATGATTTATAAATCTTGTTGTCTTTGTATGTTCTTCTTTCATTGTAATATACTTTGTGCTCTAGTGATAACTTTCTTAATATTATCTCAATCATTCTATCTATATTTATTTTTACCACCTTCTTGGCGATTCTTTCTCCATTGGTGTAAATCTATGTGTATAAAATTTTCCCTTATCATTTGCTCTATAATGTCTTTATAATTGCATGACCTTTTGTTTATGCAAGATTCACAACTACTAATCTTGGCACATTGTCTTAATTTATACTTGTCCATATACACACCTTTACCTTTATATAATTTTATCACTAGGTACAAAAAAAAGAAAGAATGTTTTATTCTTCCTTATTTATCGACCTTTATATGTTATTGAAGCAAAGTTAATGTATTTTCTTGCTCTTTTGTAATCATTAATAGCATATCTTAAGAATGATGCTTTAGACAATTTATCTTGTTTTAATAATTCATTTAATTCATCATATTCTTCAATTTTTAAAAACACTTTAAATTGTTTATAATGTTTCTTGTTGTAATCTTTCATCTTGTTTCTCCCTTCTTTTTGTTGCAACTATTAAATCAACTATGTCTAATTGAATATTAGTCATTTCTTCATCATTAAACTTAATACCATAGTTTCTATTAAATGTTGCATAGATACTAGCATTCCTTCTACTTACCTTTTTTAAGTTTTCAATTCTACAATCAGTTCTATCACCATTTAGAAATATTATAAATTCATCTTCTTTTAGTTTAGTATTGTAATGTTGTTCATATAATAATTTGTGTTTATATTCCCACTTGTTTTCACTTGTTTTAACTAATATAAACCCACCATCAGTTTTTATTCTTTCACTACCTATTTCACATGAAACACCATATTGATGTACTTTGTTTTTGTTTCTTTTATATTGTATTTTATTTCTCCATAAATATTTAACTAATGTTTTAACATTATATGTTTCATTATATTTTTCATTGACTAATTGTACTAATTCTTTACTTGTTTTGTCTTTAGCAATGCTTTCTATCCAATCCTTCATTTCTTGATTATGCTTTCTTCTCATCTTTCAATTCACTCTTAACTTTCATTTCCATGCTCATAACACTTAAATATGTTTTTGCACCTGTTGTGATTGCTTTACTTTTGGATATTTCAGTTTTGGCAAAAGCATCATCAATTTCAGTATCTGATAGTTTGATTGTTTCATCTAATACAACTTTTTTCAGTCTTTGTAAATCATTCACTTGAATCAACTCCTATTCTTCTTCATCTTCAATTATATTAAGTTCTTGTAATAGTGCTTTTTCTTGGGTTTGACTTCTTTTTGCTAATTCTTTTACCCTTAAACTTAAGTTTACCACTTTAATAAATGTTTGAGCATTATTTGAGATAACATTACTTCTTTCTATTTCTCTTTTACCCATACCACTTTTCATATAATCTTCATCTGATAGTCTATTTAACTCATCAAATATAATTTCTTGCACTCTTATAATTTTATTATTTAATTTACTCATATTTTCTCCTACTTTCTATTTATTACTATTTTTCATTTTTTTTATTTGCTTTTTGCATTTCTAAATATATTCCTAATAATATAAATACAATTGCTATCCCCATAGAATCACCTCCTTAATTAAAAGTTGCCATATAAGATTTTATATACCATTTGGTATAGTTCTTAAAATGGTTGATAGCAGTTGTTTCTACATCACTATATGTGAATGTAGCATATGCCTCATTGATGTCCTCTACCCATTTAAAATAGATTCTATCATTGCTATCTTTAGATTCATCTATTGCTAGGTAAATCTCTTTATTGCCTTTACCTCTAGTTGCAATTACATATAATTCTGCTTTCATAATATTCCCTCCTAATTTATGCTATTTCCTTTGTTGATATATGTAATATAACATATTTGGTACTATATTGCAAGTTATAAAAAAAGACTAAATATTTTTATTTAATCTTTTTATCATCTTCTATTGTTTTTACCTAATCTATATCAAAATGTATTTGTTGAATTGAATCATTTGTTTTTGATTCTTTTTCTTCTTCTAAATTACATACATATTCTATTCTTGCTTTTGCTATTGGTAAGTATTCTTCAGTTAATTCTATTCCAATGTATTTATAATTTTTATTTTTTTCTTTATTTTCATACATTACTGCTTTGCCTGTTGAACCACTGCCGTTAAATGGGTCTAAAATAGTGCCACCGTTTGGTGTAACAAGTCTAACTAGGTATTGCATTAATGAAGTAGGTTTTACTGTTGGATGGATATTCTTTTTTATAACTCTAAATCTGCTTGAAACATCATCTAATACTTCTTTTTGGTTATCTCCTCCTGCTAAACTACCAACTCGTTTTTCTTCAAATTCATCTAATCCTTCATCTCTATCTTTCTTACTTGCTTTTGCACAATAGAAGTATCTTGATGCAGAACCGCTATCTCCATATTCACCATTATTCATACCTACTTTTATACCAATACCTTTTCCATAACAATTAACATTTTCACTATCACTTTGTCTTATACCATTTTTTGCACTTTTTGTATTAGGAAACCCTCCACATACTTCATCAAAATCAGTTTCATCATAAGTTAATATTGTATTTGCAGGAAATCTACCCATTTCACTAACACCATTTTTTCCAGAAGTCCAACTAACTGCACCATTACTTAATTCTCCACCTTGAACTTGTTTATATTTATCTGCATTTTGTTGTCTATATAATGGATTAGTTGCAGGATTAGTTGTTTTTTCATATTCTACCCTACACTCATCGATATTTATTCCACCAACACCATATTCTATTACATTATCTACTAAACTACCTTTAAATGGTTTTCTTGCTACTATAATTGGCTCAAATGATGGTTTTAATGCCGTTCCCCAACCTTGCCATTGTTTGGCTAAATTAGTTGATGGTGCTGTTATATTAAATTCAGTTGTTCCTGCAAAGTTTGCTATTGTTCCTTTTGTTAAACCTGCTTTACCTTTACCTATTACTTCTCTTTCCACTTCTTTAATAAGTTCTCTATATTTTTCAAGTTCTGGAAATTCTTTTATTATTTCTAAATATGTTTGGTAATCTGGTACTCTACAACCATCTTTTCTGCCTTCATACCAGCTCCAATTAGTAGAACCATTACAATATTTATCATCACAATATTTTTGTGTTAAGTTTCTACTTTCTCTTGCTTGTTTTAAATCTATTGCGAATTGTTTTGAATAATCATTGCCACCTTTTTTGTCAATTTGCTTTGATATATCCATACTTTTAGGAAAGCCACTACCATATAACCACATAATAGTATCTCTTATTTCAAATCCTGCATCTTCAATAGCACAAGCGATTCTATGAAAAGTTCTACTACCACCAAATGCTAACAAGTACCCACCTGGTTTTAACACCTCATAACATTTCTTCCAAGTATCTGTTTGAAATGCTATTCCTGAAGAATCCCAATTTTTTGACATAAAGTTTAACTCATATGGAGGGTCAGTAATTATACTATCAATAGTTTCTTTATCTATCACTTCAAGTAAATCAAGCATATTTCCATAATAAAGTTTATAATCTTTATTTTCACTATATATTTTCATTTTTACTTATCTTCCTTGTTTGCTTCTACAACTTTATATGGAATCAAATATGCAATTACATCTGCCATAACTATTCTTGGCATAGTTATTATTAGAGGCATTATAGGGATGTTCTTAATATCTTTTTCATTCTTTAAAGCATCTAAAAATTTCTTTGCTTGTTTTCTTTCCTTTATAGAATATTCCTTACATTTGTATATTTTCTCTGCTTCATCACTATTAATTATCTCAATTAGTATTTCTTTTATTTTTTCACTTGTATACATAATCTACTCCTTAAAAAAATCGCCACCAAACTCACTATCACAAACTCGTGGCATATTAGATTTTATAGAAAGTAGGTGACTTATTTTGTCTTGATTAGAATAATATAGGAGGTTTATTCTATGAATACTATTGATAGTTTTTAACTTCCCTACTTTAACATTTGTCTTAATTTATATTTAAAATGATTTTTGGTAGTATTTCTCATTACTCTACCACAATATGTGCATATCTCTTTATCCTTCCATGCAGGTATGGGCATTGTATGACTACATACACATTTTACCATATTATCACTTGCTTCTTTGTCCATCTTGCATCTATCAGTATCTACTCTCTTTTTACTCATTACCATATTCCTTGTCAATTTGATTTTGTATGATTCTTATTTCTAATTTAATTGAATTTATTGCTTCTAGGTTTGCTTTATAGATTGCCTCGTTACATATTTCTTTATATTTCAATTTTGCTATTTCTTGTTTCCCTCTAGCAACATCATATGCTAATGTAACTGCCATTCCACTATCTTTAAGTCTTACTAATTCTTTTGCTAATTCAATTCTATAATTAGTATATGCTTCTGCATAATCTTTAGATGTCTTTCTAATATTCTTTAGAGTAACTTCTAATTTATTTAATTTATCTTGCAATAATTCATATAAATCCATTTTAATCACCAATTAGAAGGGCAAATCCATATCATCAGAAAGTTCTACATCACCATTAAAATCTTCATATTCATCATATGATGTTTCTTCTTTTTCACTTGATTCTTCTTTTTTCTTTGTTCCTAAAAAGTGAACACTTGTTCCTAATACATCTATTTTAGTTCTTCTAGTTCCATCTTGTGTTTCATATGAACTTGATTGGATTCTTCCACTAATTGCTAATTGGTCACCTTTATGAACATACTTACATACATTCTCTGCTTGTTTATTCCAAATAGTGATTGGGATAAAATCAGTTCTTTGTTCACCATTTGCATTTGGGATTCCGTTGATTGCTAAATTAAATGATGTAACACTTGTTCCATTAGCAGTTGCTCTTAATTCAGGGTCAGTTGTAATTCTTCCTAATAAAGATACATTATTCATGATTTTCCTCCTTTGGTAAAGTTATTACCAATCTATCATAACTTGCATTTGTTATTGCTATATTTCTTTCTTTCTTTTCAAGATATTGTTTATACATTTGTGGTTGTTCTTCCATAAACTTCACCATATTAAATTCTTCAACTTCTCTTTTCTCAAACTCTGCTTTCTTTCCTATTGAGCAAGTTATTTGAATACCTTTAGGTGTTGTCCATTTAACTTGTGATAAATCATTTTCTTTTCCTAAATCTACCATTTGTGATTTTAATTTCTTTTTTAAATCATCATATTCTTTTGTGTATTGATTGATAAGAACAATCTTATCTTCAAATTCATCTATTTGTGCTAATAAGTTATTATCTTTTTTTTCTTCAAATGTTGGTATAAATTCTTCCATCTTATTTTCCTACTTTCTTTGGTAATTTATCTTGATTTTCAATTGCATTCTTTAATTGCTTAATTGTCATAAAATGAATATCATTTTCTTTTAGTTTATACATCTTACAAATTTTATCATAGTCTAATTCATTATCATCAATTATTTTTTGTAATTGAGTTTCTAATTTTAATTGTTCTTTTTGATTCTTTTCAACTTCTTTTGGTTCTTGATTCTCAATTGCATTTTGAACTTCTTCTGCACTTGATACACTTCCATCAATACCAAATCCACACATTCCTAGTGCTCTACCTACTGCACTAGTTTCACAATTTTCAATGTATGATGTTTTATTTATGAATGTACTATTTTCTTTTTCATAAGCAGTTCCTGTTGCTAATTTGTATAATTCATTTCCTTCTCGATATCCAACCACTGCTCTAAAAATACATACACCATTTTCATTGCTTACCATTTCAGTTTCAATTACACCTTGTGGATAAACCATTCTAAATGCTTTGATTCTTTGATTTACTTCTACATAAAGTTTGCCTTTGATGTCAGTTGTTTTGATTGTTTCATTCGCTTTTTGAATTTGTTCGTATAAATTTTCTTTCATTTTCATTACCTACTTTCCTTCTAAACTCATTATACCATTTTAGCATAATGACTACAATAAATTTTTGCCATATCTTCTAATAAAATCTTCTTTGCTTTTGTGATATGTATTAATCCATTTTTGTTCTGCTATTTCTTTAAGTTTTAAATCTAATTTGTGATTAAAGTGTACTCCTTCATTGCTTAAATTGTGATGTCTACCACATAAATAGACTACTAATCCATCTTCTATTGAATTTTTTCTATTTCTACCAAACCATACTTCATGAATATGTATGTTTTGTATCAATCCACATACATAACATTTCTTTTCGTTTTGAATTATGCTATATCTTTTCATTTGAATAGTAAATCCCAATCTTCTTGTAATGCTTTAAGTTCTTCATCATCTATTTCTTCAGATTGTGGTTCTTTTGATAGACAACTAGGTGTGATTCCTTCTTTTCCCCATCTTTTTATTTTTTCATCTTGTGTAAGTGGTTCATCACAAATTTCATTAAGTGCTTCTTTGATTCTTGCTACACTTGGGAAGTATTTATCTTCTTGAATTATTTTTATGATTGCTCTTTCTAAATAAAGTGAATCTTCATTTTTTAAATTTTCTTTTAGCATTTGATAATGTTCATCATCTTTTGTTTTATTAAAATTTGTACATAATGTTGAATATAATTTTCTATTCATCTTCACTATTCCAATCTATTTCTTTGCATTCTTTCTTTTGTTCTTCAATATCACTAGGTCTTTTATAACCTTTACTTTGCCAATTTTTTAAAATACCATTTATGTATTTCATTGTTTTTACATTTCTTAATACTGATTCTTCAAATGCCTTAAGAATCATTTCATCTGAAAAATTTTCTCTCCATTTAATAATTACATCATATTCAGTTTTAGTTATACTATGAATATTATTATTAAAATAATTAATTAAAATTTCAATATTATTATTACTATTACTATTACTATTTCTAGTATGATTATCATATGATAAATCATATG